TATTTAATCAATTTAAACAATACCCGCATTTATATTCAGGCTCTATTTTTCTTAGTTGAGGTAATTTGTCAATAACCCCGCCTTAAAAGGCGAGGCTTGTGTTAGTATCGGAGCCAGTCGAAAAAGCATAGGACTAAACCATTGACTAGACAGTTTGTATCTGAACCAACTGCTGGTGGCACAGTAAAGGATGTTGTTGGACGCCCCACTAATCTACAACCTCTCCGTTGGTCAGAGTCGAAGTGGTGTATTTACAGTTTCTTCGGAAACTGGCTTATTGCCCTCTTAGGAGGTAAAGGGAATGTTTGTACCTGTTGTTGATAGAAACAATAAACCATTAATGCCGACAAAACCAAGTCGGGCAAGGAAATGGATTAAAAGAGGAAAAGCAATACCATTTTGGAAGAAAGGAATATTTTGTGTTAGATTGAATGTCGAACCTTCTTCAAGACACATTGCTCCCATCGCTGTTGGAATTGACCCAGGTAGTAAGAAGGAAGCCTTCACGGTGAAATCTGAAAGCCACACATATTTGAATATCCAGGCAGATGCCGTAACGTGGGTCAAGGATGCGGTGAAAACGAGAAGAGAAATGCGGCGCACTAGACGCGGAAGGAATACACCATGCCGCAAACCAAGATTTAATTGTGCTAAAGGCGGATTGGCCCCATCGACTAAAGCCCGTTGGCAATGGAAACTTAGAATCTGCTGGTGGCTGAAAAAGATATTCCCTATCACCGATTTTGTAGTAGAAGATATTGCAGCAGTCACTAAAAAGGGAAAACGTCGATGGAATAAATCATTTTCTCCATTGGAAATTGGAAAGAAATGGTTTTACTCAGAACTTGAAAAGATAGGAAATATCCATACTCTCAAAGGATACGAAACAAAAGAACTTAGAGATGGTTGTGGATTAAAAAAGAGTAGTAAGAAGTTAGCTGAAATATTTAATGCTCATTGTGTGGATTCGTGGGTTCTAGCTAATTGGCATGTAGGTGGTCATATTTTACCAGACAATAAAGAGATGTTAATTGTAGTTCCTTTACGATTCCATCGTCGTCAATTGCATGCTCTCCAACCGTCAAAAGGCGGTAAACGTCGTCTCTATGGCGGAACCCGTTCTGAAGGGTTAAAGCGAGGTTCTTATGTAAATCATCCAAAATATGGTGTTTGTTACGTTGGTGGTGCATCAAAAGGAAAGGCCACGAAAGGTCAACGCATTAGTTTACATTCCTTGTTGAATGGTAAACGTTTGTGCCAGAATGCTAAACCTCAAGATTGTAAGTTTTTAACTTACGCAAGTTTTAGAACAAGGAGGGTGGCGATTTCCTCCCCGCCTTGAAAGGCGAGGTTTCCATCGCCTGTTTTCTATGAACGAAAATATGCAACCTCTTAATGAATGGGTTTACAATGTGACTAAAGAGTTGGAGAAACTGAACACTATTACTGGTAGAGTAAGCGAGACTGTTGATAAGATAGATGATAGATGCGATATATTTGCTAAAACTATAGCAGTTATGGAGAGAGATGTAAGTAGTATTTCTGATACTATCAAAACTATTGTTGTTGATACTACTGCTTCATACAAAACCGTCACTGATATATCATTTAGTCTATCTAATATTATGACCAGATTGGAACAAGCAGAAGTCACAATATCATCTCTTGACAGTAGAACATCAGATGTGCTGAGAACTATGAACGAGGTTGAGCATCAAGTTGAATCTAAAGTAAGTGAGAAGTTAAAAGAAATATGGGAGAAAAAACTTAAAACATGGACATTAGTATTTGGTGGTGCAGGAACGATTATTATAATATTGGGTTTTGTTCTGCAATATATTTTGAGGAGGTAATGCGTGTATATTATATTATCCAATAGTTTCTACTGGACAAAGGATTCTGACTGGTCAGTTGATATTAACAAATCTAAACAGTTTAAGTTAGCTAAGAATGCAAATAGTGAAATTAAGGTTATTAAGAAACTAGGTCGACCTATGAAACGATTAATGGTGAAACAATGCATCAAGACCAACAAAGGACTAAAATTGCTTTAGGTTGTTGCATTTATGGAGATGCACTAATTGTAACTAATTGCGGTACCAAACCTGCTAAATTAATTATGGCAGGTGATGAAGTTTCAACTTATACAGGCGAGTTTAGTAAAGTGTTGGCAGTTAAGTCGAGAAAACTAAATCGTATTGAGAAGCTATATTGCATAAAAGATGATACTGATTTTGAGCCTAGATATATTTACATTACAGGTAATCACAAAGTATTAACTAGAGATGGTTGGATTAAGGTAAAAATATTGAATAAAATTTCACCTATTAAATACTTCAAAGATGGTGTATTACTTGATCATAACGTTTCTGTCTCTGTTGCAAATAGAGGTATTACCGAATATGCTATAAAGATAAAGTGTCTGTGTCAACTACCCCACGTTTAAAAACGGGGGCTTGCCTGAAAACTAAGGCATAGCTCGGTTGACCAGTTCAAGGTCTTTGCGACCTACCTTACCGACGAATATATAGGTACTTTAGGGTGCTTCGCCAGCTCTAAACACTACGGCATACTGTTAAACAGCAGAAAGGGGATATGCAGTGCAGTATGTATAAACCGTTGGATAAGTTGAACGAGGTGACCATTACTTGTACTTTGGTACAAAGACGGTTCCAAAGGTAATGGGTTAAAACCTATTGCCTTCTGGATACCGTAACGAAGATGTGTTGATTCATCTACACGCATAAATACGGTAGTATCCTCGACATAAAATATTATGGATAAAAAGCGTACACCAAATATATTTGTTACATCTGCTGATGCTGATTTTGAAAGATTTATAGAACAAAATCTTGCATGGCTACAAAAGATGTATTGTAAATTGCAAGGTAACTGGCGTGGGTCTATGCAAATTAGTATCGAGAATGGTGTGCCAAAAGTAGTTCGATGGAGTGAGACAGATAAAATTAACCTTGACAAACTAAAATAAAAATGTTATATATTATATAGAATTAGCACTCGTCAAGAACAAATAAAGGGTGACTTTGGGATGTTTATATCTCAGAGTTGCCCTTTTTTTATTGCCTATGAAAGAATTTGCAGTAAGGCCACCTTTTGCTTCAGTTGGTGGTAAATATAGAGTAAGAAAACATTTAGTTGCATTAATGTCTGAGCATGAAGTATATGTAGAACCCTATGCAGGTGCTGCTAATGTCTTGTATGGTAAAGAACCTTCCAAAAAAGAAGTAATTTCTGACATTGATAAGTGGATTTATTTTGCTCATAAAAAGATTAAAGGTATAACTGAAGATGATATAGAAAAGCTCAAAGGCTATAACTGGGTATCATCTAAGCAAAGATTTAATAATATTAAAACAGAGTACGAGCCTAAAAGTGATTTAGATAAATTGTATAAGTTTTTATATCTTAACTGGATTGGTTATGGTAATAAAGGAACTGATGTTGCTACTTATTGGCCATCACAATCGGGTAAATCATTTGGTGGGAGAATTGATAAATTACTAACTGCATCTAAAAGGCTTAAAGATGTAATTATCTTAAATAAAGATGCGATTGAAGTTATTAAAGAATATGATTCTAAAGATTCAATAATGTTTATTGACCCACCATACCACGATGACTGGGGTGATATTAAAGATAGTATGGGTCAATATGATTTTGACCTTGAGAAGTTTGCTGATGCTATTAAGTCTATAAAGGGTAAATTTATAATCACCTACTCTGATACTAAAGAAGTTAGAAGTTTATTTAAACAGTTTGAAACGAAGGTGCATTCCTACCGCCGTACTATGAGTAAGGATAATCAGGATAAAGAATTAATTATTACTAATTATCCTCAGAAGAAATCAGATTGGTCATCAGGTGTGACTATTGAAGGATTGAAAAAGTCTGATGAAATTGATGATGAATTATTAAATGATAATTATTATCTTGTTGAGGAAAATGGCAAAAAGCATCAATTTGTTATTCAGTATCATGTTAGAGGTATCTGGACTAGGGATGAAATTGAACCGCTTCAGATGGCGTTAGCGGAACTAAAAGAGGGCAAGGTAGGTAATCATACCCAAGCCCTTGTGAAAGTTGCTGAGAAGCCACAGGATGCCTTAGAGATATTGTTCAAACAATATAACTGTATTTATTTGACTTCATCATTGGAAGAATTATCAAAGGTAATTCAAGTTATTGATGACAAACATGGTGATGTTTCTGCTGAAGCTAAAAAATATTATACTGATAAAGCGCCTGAGTATAGCAAACTTGATTTAGATAAAGTATATAATTTAGGTAACGTTCATGCTGACTTGCGCTTTGAAGAACCTGATAGTAAGTATCTAGTGGGATTTACACAAGATACAGTCAAAATGGTATTTCAGTCGTTAAGTGATGAACTGTATTTCCCGCTTAGAGATAGAGTACTTGAAAATAAAGATGTTGATCAATGGCTGTGCCAAAAGAAAGGTAAAATATCTAATCAATGGCTGACTATTACAACTAAGGATAATCCTGTATATGATGCTGACGATTCAGATTTGGGCAGGTTTTTGTATAAGGCTTCAGGACAAATTGTATATGGTGTAACCAAAACTGATTATTTTGAGTATTTTCTATTCTTTGATGATGAACAGTATGAATATTTAAATGGTCGCTGGGATTTCAAATTAATACCTGATGCAACAAAAGATGATTACTGGCTCGGAAGTAAACTTAAAAGTCAGACTCCTTACATCCTAACTCATGACAAAGTTGAAGAAGAGGCTAAAGCTAAAGAGGATGAAGTAGAAATAATATGGAATGATAAAACTATTGAAGTGTTAGAATCATTGAACTATGAGCATTTAGGCGATATTGAAAAGTTCAATTTATATATGCCTATACTGAAACGTGATGACGAAAAGCAGATTGTTATCGGTCCTGTACTAGTGCCTGATAAGTTTGACCATCAAAATGATATTATTACAGTAGAAGCAATTGAAGAAGCTGCATACTGGCACGCTGAACATGGCCAGCAGATTAAACTTATGCACGAAGGTAGAGATTTAAGGTTTCCAAGAGTTGAAACTTATTTGTACCGTGAACTGAAAAATGTACCAGAAGGCACTTGGATGCTAGGTATCAAAGTTACTGATAAAGGCGTATGGAAAGATATTAAGGATGGTAAAATAACAGGTTATAGTATTGGCGGTACAGGTACGAGAAGGAAGGCTGGAAAATGGCTGAAGAAAATTTAGATGAAGAACTTACTGAATTGACTAACCTGAAAGTACCAGAGGTTAGTTTAGTAGATAAACCTGCTGTTGGTGATGCTACTTTTATGATTTTTAAACGAGCAACCGAAGAGGGTGAAGGTGGTACTGATTATTGTTATTGTGATAAATGTAAAATAAGAATTCAGCATGTTAGAGGTAAGCCATGTAATGAGCAGAAATGCTCAGAGTGTGGTGAGCCTATGACCGGTGTTGCTGATAATCAAACTAATTATAAAGAGGTGTTAACAATGGAGGATGAAAAAAAACCAGAAGATGGCGGAGAAGTTGCAGAAAAAAAACAGCCTATATCTTTGACAGAAGCAATGCAAAAAGCTACTGAAATGATAGAAGAATGTGATGCAACTGAAGAAGAGGTAGAGCGCAAAAAATCTATTCTCGATAGCCTTAAGGGTGTCAAGAAAGTAGCAGAAACAGTTATAACTGAAAAGGCTGGTAGAAAGGTATCAAAAGATACTGAAATTAAAATTGCTAGTATTGTTGATACACTAGCAAAGGCAGTATCTGAATTGAAGTCTCTATATAGTAAGGCGGGTAACGAATATATAGATGAAGAAGAGAAAGAAGAGAAACCTGCTAAAAAGTCTGTAGATGCTGAATTTGAAGAAGTTACAGAAGAGGAAGTCAGTAACTTTTTCAAGGCTGTTCAGGGCGGTTTTATTAAAGAAGAAGAAGTATCTAGTATTACTGCATTATTAAGTTAAGTATAAATTATTTGAATTAGGAGTGAATGAATATGAAGAACGATGGAAGCATTGCCTTTGCAAAACAACTTAGAGGACTTAATGCGATAGCAGTTGAACGTCAAGAAAAAGATAAATACCGTGCTGAATTGGAAGAAGGCATGAAGAAACTTTTGGATGATAAAACTGCCGACCTTTGGACTAAACTGCAAGAACAATCTGCTGAACGAACACAGTTGAAAAAAGAGTATGAATATGATTTTGATGAGGGGTTTAAATCTGATGTTACTACTGTAAGTAAAATAGTTCATACTCCAATAGCAGAACAGGGCGAGAATAAAGGTCTTGCTGAGACTGTTCAAAAATTGAATGATAGAGTTGTAGCAGTAGCTGCTATAACTAAACGTCATCCAAGCCAACTGAATATATGGCGTAAGTTTTTAGAAGGTAGAAGTGAATTAAAAAAAGCACTTGATACAGCTACTAGTGGCCAAGGTTCAGATTGGATGCCTACTCAGTATAGTGCTGAATTTATTGATCGTATGGAAGGTGAGTATAAGGTAGCTCAATTATTTAGGTCTATTACTATACCGAGAGGTGTAGATAAAATACGCATACCTGGTGCAGGTTCTGCCGCATCTGTATATTTGCTTAGTGGCAGTAGTGACGATGACGTAGATAAAATAGCTGCTACGACACCGGGAACAAGGTATGTAGAATTAGATCCGGTGAAGCTCGGAGCTAGAGTTGAAATTGAAACTGATATGGATGAAGATAGCGCTGTAGCAGTTGCTGATTATGTTAATGAAGAACTAAGACGTGCAGCCGCTAGAGCAGTAGATGATGCTATAATTAATGGTGATACAACTGCTACTCATCTTGACAGCGATGTTACTTCTTCTGCTGACCATAGGAAAGCATGGGATGGTTTGCGAGATCAGACTAGCTCGTCATGGAAAATTGACTTAAATGATATTGTTAGTGCGACTACCTTCAGGCAAATTTGGGCAAAGATGAGCAATTCATTAAGTGATTATGGCGACCCCGAAGATTTAATTGTACTAGTTAACTCTCTGGGTTATCTTCGATTAATGCTTATTTCAGAAACTTTAACAAGAGATAAACGTGGAGAATTAGCAACAGTAGACACAGGACGTTTAGATGAATTGTTCGGTATACCTATTGTAGTTACATCTAGGGTACGCCGTGACTTAAATGCTTCTGGCGTGTATGATGGTGCTACTATCACTAAGACACTAATACAGTTTGCAAACAAAAGAGCATTTATTCTAGGCAAAAAACGTGAGGTAACCGTCAAAAGTGATGAGAATATCACTACCGACAGAACTAGGTATGTCGTAACTTTGCGTAGTCAATTCAAAAATCTCTATGAATCTACAGAGCCAGTTGTAGCTCAAGGATACGATGTCGAAATTACGACATAGCGGTGAATGCTGAATAGTCCTTGTTTTTTTGGCTAGGAATCTAACCTAATTATTGGTTGGTTATTAATAATGATGTAGTACTGCTGATAATTAGGTTAGTTGCTAATTTTAGTTACAAAGGAGAAGTAAAGGTAATGCCAAAAGTTGAATTTATAGGTGCTAACCATTTAACTAAATACCATGGTGTGGTTTCATTTGCACAGGGTGATATTAAAGATGTTACGTTAGAGCAAGCAGTGCATTTAGTTTATGGTTTACCATTAGGTGTATTTAAGGCGATTGATGTTGTTGAGAAGTTAGATGCAAATGTAGCTAAGGATACAAAAAGTGTTGAGATAGAGTTTCTTAATAATAAGTACATGGATGCGTACACTGGTCATAATATTAGTTTTGCAGAACCAGGGCAAAGGCGAATGGTAAACTTGGAGGTAGCAGAGGCTTTACTTAAAG